AACAATAACTTTAAACATTGCTAACACTGCTACAGTATCTGGCACACTTACTTTCCAAGATTTAGGTTCTAGTGGAGTGTTAACTCCTGCTCTTAACTCATTTCCTGCTGGTCCCTTTGTATCTGGTGCTGTTTTTTTAGATAACTATGTATTTGTTGGTACAACTAATAACCGTATTTACAACTCTAATGTTGGTGACCCAACACAATGGAATGCACTTAGCTTTATAAGCTTTGAACAAACTGGAGATACTTTAATTGGTATTGCTAAACACCTAAACTATTTAATAGCTTATGGTTCTTATACTACCCAATTTTTTTATGACAACGCTAATCCTGTGGGTTCTCCTTTAGCTGTAGCTCCTAGCTATACTATGGAAATAGGTTGTGCTAATGGAGATAGTCTTGTTTCTACTAGTAATACAGTAATATGGGTAGCTGTAACTAAAACTTATGGTAAATCTGTTTATCTTTTAGACGGAGTCTCCCCAGTTAAAATATCTACTAGTCATATAGATAGGCACTTAGAAGCTGATCCTTTGACTCACGTTGCTGCGTATGTATACAAAATGAGTGGGCATACGCTATACATACTAACCCTATATAACACAAATAAAACTTTAGTCTATGACTTAGACGATAAGATGTGGTATACATGGACTTCCTATAATGGTTCTTCTGAAAACTATTTTGTACCAACGTTTTATGCCAATGCTAACAACACACCTTATTGTTTAAACAATAATACTGGTAGTTTGTACTACTTTAATACTAATGTTTACCAAGATGATGGTCAACCTATTTATTGCAGGTCTGTTACAGACATTAGAGACAACGGTACTACTAAACGTAAGTTCTATGGTAGGTTAGAAATTATTGGGGATAAAGTAGCTGGTAACATGTACATCAGTCATTCTGGTAATGACTACGCTAGTTACTCTACTCCTAGGGTTGTTAATCTTAATGCTCCTAGAGCACAGGTATATCTTAGTGGAGCTGATAGACGTAGATCTTGGCAATTCTTATGTTATGACAATGTACCATTGAGGCTAGATTCTGCTGAGATAGACTTTAGACTGGGTGAAATGGATCAAGAGCAGTCTGTTGGTAGTGGTACTCAATATAAGAAGTAACTATGAATCAAATAGTAGAAGCCATTAATTCTGTAGCCAATAAAGAAGGGTTTGACCTAAGCACTTCAGATAGCAAATTAGCTTTAGCTAAAGTGCTATTAAAAGAAGAACAAGTTGAAAATTCTATTGTCCATAGATTTGGTGGGGGTCTGTACATTAGGGAAGCACACTATCCTAAAAATACTCTTATAGTAGGGCAAGAACATGTCTCTGAGCACATGAATGTTTTGCTTAAGGGTAGCATTAATGTTATAGATGGAAACGGTTCTATACAGACTTTAACGGCTCCCCATATGTTTGTGGCTAAAGCAGGTAGCAAAGTAGGCTTTACATTAGAAGATGTTGTGTGGCAAAATATCTATGTTACTAATAGTACTGATGTAGAATACTTAGAGTCAATACTATTTATATCCCCAGATATTCTTAAAGAACACCAACAAGAAAAGCTTAATAAAGAATACTCTTTACACCAAGAAGATCGAGAAGACTTTTTATTAATGGTGAAAGAATCTGGTTGGACTTTAGAAGATATAGAGTTAGCGTCTAAACATAGAAAAGATTGCATTCCTTTTCCAGATGGTAGTTATAGCATTTGTTCTGGTGATTCACCAATACAAGGTAAAGGAATGTTTTCTACTGCTGTAATAAAACAAGATAGTGTTATTGCTCCTATGAGGCTTGGGGGGTTAAGAACCCCTGCTGGTTATCTTGTTAACCATTCTAAGACTCCTAATGCAAAAGCTATTTTAACGGGTTTTAATGATATGTTCTTAGTAACATTGCGAGATATAGGTGGTATGGTTGGTGGTGGTTTGGGTGAAGAAATAACTGTTGACTATAGACAAGTTATGAAATTAAACAATCTTTGGAAAGGAGACAAAACATGTCTGCTGGAATAACTTTAACTGGTCTTGCTGCTGGTGTAGGTATAGCTGCTGGTGTCAACTCACTTACTGGTGGGGGTGTCACCAATGCTTTAGGCATAACTAACAGTAGTGCAGGTACTGGAGCTGGATCTGCTACAGCTACTGCTAATCCTATGGCTCCTTATCAAGCCCAACTAGCACAAATGTATGCTGGGTATTTACAGCCAGGTCAAAATGCTAACCCCCAAACTATGCCTGGATATACTCAATATCAAACTGGTGTTGTTAATCCTGCTGAACAAACAGCTCAAAGAACTGCTGCTAGTGCAGGTATGTTGTACTCTGGTAATGAGGCTCAAGCTCTACAAGGTGTAGCACAACAAGGTTATTCAGGGTTTATGAATAATTATTTAAGCCAATTGTCTGGTGGAGCTGGTGCTGGATTTAATCCCGCTGCTGCTGCTCAATTAGGTGTTAGCCAACAAAATGCTCAACAACAAGCTGTTATGCAAGGTCTTGGATCTATTAGTACTGGATTAGCTAGTTTAGGTAGTCAGTATGGTGGTGGCAGTGGTTCATCAAATACATCAGCTATGTCTAGTCCTTCGTATCAAACACAAGGTGGTACTTATACCTATGGTAGTGGTTTAGGTGATACTAGTGGTATGGGCACTGGCTCAAACTATGTTGGTCCTTAATAGGAATAAATTATGGCTTATTTAATGTCCGATGTTGCTGTTGGTAGTAATGCTGCGTTACAGTTACAGCAGAATATGGCTGCTGCACCTAATGTGCAACAAGTTGAAGCCAATAAAATGCAGGAGCAACAAAATACTCTGCAACAAGAACAGGCTAATGTTGCTAAAACTAATCTTGCTAATTTAGTTTCTGATGCTAATATTAAAGCTAGTGAAAAATCTAAAGCTACTCTTCAAAATCTTTATAACACTCCTGAGTTTCAAGACGCTGTAAACAAACAAGATAATTCAGCTATTCTTAAGATGACTCAAGTTGCTTTGTTTAAAGCAGGTGATACAGAAAAAGCTTTTCAACTTACTAGTGAAGTTGATAAAGCNNNTGCTNCNNAATTAGCAAATCAAGAAAAACAAAATACTTTAGATGCCGTAGAAATATCTAAAGCTCATTACAATTTAGAAGCTGGTGCTAATCTTGAAAATCTTCCTAAAGAACAAAAAAATGTTTTAATTAAAGAAATTGGTCAAGCCAACTGGGATAAGTTTACTCCTGAACAAAGAATAGATGTTACTAAGAACTTAATGATGATTACTAGCAAAAGGCTTACTAATCAATTAGCAGTAATGCAAGATGAAAAATTAGAACAAGTTGGACAAAATAAAATAGATGTTGCTAACATTGGTGCTAAATCAAGAATTAAAGTAAAACAAATGGGTGTAGACAGTGCTGAATCTATAGAAGCTTCTAAAGAAAGTGCTGCATTTATTCGTGCAAAAATTTCAGAAGAAGGTAAAGATACTCGTGCAAGTAAACGCATAGAAGAAAAAACTTGGAGTGATGTTAATCGTGCAATAGAAAAAGTAGGCAATCCAAGAGTAGAGCTTAATTTAAAAACTAAATTAGATGATGCTAAAGCTGCTAGGCAAAAAGGTCCTACTGGTTCTATGGATCAAATTAAACTTGATAATAACTATAGAGACGCAGTTAAAGATTACAATGAGTACCAATTAAAAAATGCTCAAAGACAACTTGATATTGCTGTTAGTGCTCCTGATTCTTTTAAAGAAAAGAAATTTGTTGTAGACAAACTTAAACAAAACATAGCATTATTTGGTGGTGATAAAGCTGAAGAACCTAAGTCTACTACACCAACTGAATCTACTTCTAAACCTTACTTAGATAGTAAAGGTAATGTTAAACCAGATTGGAAAAGACCAGATGGTTCTACAAAAGGTCCTGGATGGTTAGGTAGACAAAAAAGTAACAGTGGAAAAGACATGAGTGAGTATTCTATTGGTACTGAAATAAATGGTAAAGAAGTAGACATACCTACATTTGTTCCTGGTTTAACACAAAAAGAAATAGACTTTTTAAAGACAGAGCCTAATGTAAAAGACATTCCAGATTCTATTTTTAATAAAGCTAAAACTCATGCTGACAAACTAATTAGTGCAGGTAAGTCTCCGTTTAAAGAATGGGATGACACTAGTTTAAAAGAGTGGAACAAAGGATCAAAGGCTACTAGTAACAAACTAACTTCTGAACAACAATCTTGGGTTGATAGAGCTAAAGCAGCTAACCCAGGTATGTCAGAAGCTGATATTATTGCAGAGGGTAAAAAGAAAGGTAAGTTGTAATGGCCTTTGTTGATCCTGATGAAGTTAAACCTGTTTCTACTAGCAGTGGTTTTGTTGACCCCGATGAGGTTAAAAAACAACCTGTTAAAGAAGTAGGGGGTCGTTACCACAATATAGCTCGTACTGGTATAGAGTCTGTAGTACCTGCTGCTTTTGGTTATGCTGGCTTTGGTGCTGGTGTAGCTGCTGCTGCTCCTGTAGCTGTTGCTGGAGGTGCTGTCAGTGGTCCTTTTGCTCCTATAGTAGCGGGTGCTATTGAAATAGGTGGTGGTTTAGGAGGTGCACTTGTAGCCTCTGGTGCTGCACAAAAGCTTCAAGATTTAATGCACGAAGCATTTGCTCCAGATGATTACAAGCAAAGACAGATAGAAAAGCAACAACATCCTTATGGAACATTTGGTGCTCAAACTCTAGTTAATTTGGCTGGTATGTCTCCTAAGACTGTAGCTGAACAAGCTGGCAAAATACTTACTAAACCTTTAGTCCAACGTGCAACTGGAGCTGCATTACAAACAGGTATTGAAGCTGGTAGTGAGTTTGCTGAGACAGGTAAAGTTGATCCTACTAAATTGGCTATGTCTGCTGTTGCAGGTGCAGCTATGCCAGGTCAAAATAAACTAGGAGCTAAACTCACTAATGTTGGTGAGTCTGCTGTAGATAAAGCTAAAGGTTTGTTTGCTAAAGAAAAACCTGATGTTACTAGTAACGTACAACCTCCTCCAGGTATTAGTAAAGAAGAATTTATAGCTGGTTTAGAAAAGAATAAAAAACAAAAAGACTCTAAGATACCTATTGTTGAAACAGCTATTAAAGACAAGTCTACTGGTGAGATTACTAAACTAGGTCCTAAACACCCAGAAGACATTAAAGACGCTACTAAAGATACCCATGAACAAGGGTTTGTAGATGAGCAAGGTAACTTCCTTACTCGTAAAGAAGCTTGGAATAGAGCTACAGATACAGGTCAAATATCTAAAGATCAAAAGCCTACTGTAATGGGAGAAGGTTTACACAGTGGTGATTTGCGTAGAGCTGGAGATGAAAGATTTGATTTAGTATCTGTACCTAAAGAAATAGAAGGAGTCCCAGTTGTTAGAAACTTAAATAAAGTTCGTGACGATGGTTCTAGAGTTGGCGCTACTACTATTAGAAACCCTGATGGAACACCTAAAGAAATAGCTTTAGACATAGATCACTTGTACGAACAGTTTAAAGATAAACCTTGGACTACTCCAAAGGTAGAAGGTGTAGAACCTTTACCTGAAAATACATTTAAGACCCCACAAGAGTGGGTAGATTTTGTTATTCAACACGAGGCTGAACATGTTAAAACTCCTATTAAAGAAGGACAGACTAGGGGTGGCTATGAAGATCAGACTAATAAAGCGGCTCTCAAAACATTAGACGAACGTAAAGCTGCTACTGGTTCAACAAGTCATGTAACTAAACCTACAAAAACACCTAGCTCAACTGGTAAATCTACTACTACTCTTAAAGATGGCAGCAAAATATCTATAAGTACTGTGTCTACTCCAGATGCTTTTTCAAACATAGTAAGAATGCAACATGGAGAACCCATATCTTTAGTAGCTAAAAATGAAGCTGGAGAAGAAGTTGGAAGGTTAACTTATATGCCTGACGGTGGGCCTATAGATGTTTCTGTGCGAGAACAAGATAGGCGCAAAGGTATTGCTACTGCTTTGTATGGTGCTCACGAAGCTGCTGGTGGAAAACTACCTGCTGTAGATAGTGGTGTGGCTATATCTGATGAAGCTCGTGCTGTGCGTAAAGCTAGAGATGCTGCTAAAGAAGAAACTCCTGTAGATCGTACTAAAACATCTCCTAGAGACATTAAAGATGAACAAGAGTTTAATGAAATAGCTCAAGAAATCTATGAGAAACATGGTGAAGTAGAGGCTGCTAAGTTCTTTGAGGGATACCAAGAATATAAAAAGACTTGGGGTGATGCTGTTGGAGAAGTAGAAAAGTTTGTTGGTACTAATTTAAATTCTAAAGGAGCTATTGGACGTATCATACATAACAACACCAGTGATCTTAAAGAGATGGCTGGTAAAGATGTTGACTTAGAAAAACTTAGCTTTGATATAGACAAAGGTGAAACTTTAGTTGGTAAAGCTAAAGAAATAGCTGATAAGTTTAGACAGCTAATGAATGATCTAGGTAAACGTGCTTTAGAAAAAGGTGTTATCAATGGTTGGCATGAAGACTATGTAGCTCGTAATGTGGTTACAGAGGGTGCTGCTCCTCCTGGAGCATTAGAACAATTTTTAAAAGATGCTTTTGGTTATGGTGAAGTTGCATCTGAAGGTGGTACTAAGACTACTACTAAGTACGGTGAACAACGTAAGCTTAAGACTCGTGAAGATTTAACTATTCATCTCAATGGTATTAACAAGTGGTTAGCTGATAATGGTAAAGACTATCGCTTTAAACTTAAAACAGATAACCTAGCAGACATCTATAAAGACTATGCTCTGTCTGTTGAAAAAGCTATAGAGAATAAAAATCTAATAGAAAATATTAAACAAATTAAAAATGAGAATGGTGAGTCTTTAATTAGACCTATTGCAGCAGGTGAAACTTTGCCCTATGGTTGGAAGACTATGGACAATGCAGCATTAGTTGGATACGCTATTCATCAAGATTTAGTACCACACCTTAAGTTTGTATTTGATTCAACTCCCAATGATTTGATGAAAGCATTTGGTTCTATCTCTCAGTTTGTTAAACGAATGAACGTTATTGGTTCTTTCTTTCACGCTAAGTCTTTAATGGAAGTTCAGTCTAGTGCTAACATACCTATTTGGTCACCTATTAAAGATGCTATTGTTCTTCCTTTAGTAGAAAAGGGTGTTAAAGCTGTTACTGGTAAAGACATACAACTATCTGCTATTAGTAAAGCTGTAGAACAATTTAGAAAAGGTGGTGTTGGCTCTAGTGTTGACAAGTGGATTAGAGAGGATGGTCTCCAATTAGGTGTTCCTGAAGATGTGTCTCAAGGCATATTAACTGCTACAGGTAAGCTTGCTGATACTTTAATTGGTAAGTTTGGACCTAAAACTAGAATCTTAGAAAAATCTCTTAGTACTGTTGAGAAATATACTTTAGGGTATTTTGATAAGTACACTTGGGATTATTTACACACTGGTATTAAATTATCAACTGCTGAAGCTTATTTAGATAAAGCTCGTATACAAGCCTCTAAAGAAGGTAAACCTTTTGATGAAGCAGTACACCGTAAAGAAATAGCTAAGTTCTTAAATGAAGCTACTGGTGGTCTTAATTGGTATCAAGCTGCTTTAGATTCTAGAACAGAGTTTGGTAAACGTGTTGCTTTAGCTGCTTATAGCCCTGAAGGTCGTAGAGCATTACAAATAGCTTTGTTTGCTCCAGACTGGACTGTATCTACTGTTAGAGCCTTTAGTTCTGCTTTGCCTAAAGATCTTAACCCAACTACATGGCATCCAGTAGAGGGTATTAAAGGTTTAGCAGTTCCTACAACTAAAGGAGACTATGCTAGGTTGTATCAATTTAAAACAGCATTGACATATTTTACTTTGTTAAATGCAATTAACATGATGGCAGCCAATAGACCTATATGGGAAAACAAAGATCCAACTCGTATTGAATGGCCTGATGGTACGTCTATGCAAGCCATGAAACACGCTATGGAACCTTACCATTGGATTTCTGATCCAGATAAAACCCTTTCTAATAAGCTAGGGTTTATTCCTAAAGCACTTGTTATTGGTATAGCTGGCACAGAGTACGCTAGTATTAACGCTCCTAAACTTGTTGATAGAAGTGCTGTAGGTAGACTAGAAGCTGTTAGTAAAGGAATGTTACCTTTCCAAGCTCAAGCTGCTGACAGTGCTCCTAAAGGTGAAGGTGTTAAACGTGCGTTACTAGGAACAGCAGGATTTCCTATTTATGGTGCTGATGCTGATACTAGAAAAGCTCAACGTGCTGAACGTGAACTTGCTACTAAAGAACAAGCTTGGAACTATAGAGACAAAGAAAT